AATATGTTTGTAAATCTTTGTAATTGTCCACGGTTGTTATTCTCTGGATCTAGCCCAGGACTACTAGCATCTAACTCTCGGTAGTACTGTGGGATTCTCTGCCACAGCCTGTCAGTACTCCCATAATTAAAAGGCATAAGCACTTCTAAAGATGCAAGTTTTTCATAGAAGTATGAGCCGTCTGGCCCATCTACGTTGTAATAAGCAAACAGCGTATAGTACGCCCACTTACCTGGCGCAGGTTCTTCTTGTATGTACGACCCAGAGTCTGTTACAACGGTTAACTGCGTTTGGTGGTTATATTGCAGCAGGGCACCTTGAACAAGTAATTTGCCATCAGCAACTGTTTCTGGGTATCCAATGCTTGAATAAACCACGGCTACTTCTACAATCTTAGTTTCTGATTCAACAACTTCTTCTATTGGTGTAAAGTCTTCAGTCAATAACCAATTTAAAGTTACACCGTTGTATGCAAATGGAGACGCTTCAAACACTGAAGCATCAGAAGTTGCGTTGACTGCAATAATTCCAGTAGACCTAAGCGCCGCATCTTGGTCTACTACGGAGGCGCCAGCAGAACGTTGAGTGTTAGGAAGTCCTCTTACATACGAACCAACCCCTACGGCATCCCCAGCCTCAGCGCTTCTCCTTAATCTAAAAGATTTACGTGCCATTATTAACCGCCTGATGCGGTGATACCACCGCTACGTGTAATAGTAAATGTGGATGATACGCTACTTAAAACCAGCATGGATTGAGCATTTGGCGTGACTCCTGTAAAGGAACCAGAGGTGTCAATTACGTCACTACCAGTCGTTGTAAACCGAGTTATGTTTGTGTATTCAACACCATCTACATTAAGTATTGTTCTGTAAACCTGACCTAATGAAATAGTTGTACCAAAATCAAGGTTGTCAAAATCAAACAAAGCACGGACTGCTGTTACAACGTTGTCATACACAACTTCTTGAATAAAGCCATCTAATACACGAATTGATCCAACAATATTAACTGGAGTCAAAGAAACAGACGCACCAACAGCAGACGTAACAAACGCAATCTCTCGTGGAGTTAGGTACTCTTGAATTGCACTTACATCATCACTAGATAGTACAAGGGTGTTAGTAGAACCATAGTCAGAAGGTTGTGCAACTGCTTTAATATTTACAGTAGAACCAGTCACATATGATGTAGCACGGAGTATTCCAGGAACTCGTAAAACTAGATCACGATAGTCTTGTAGTGATACGGCACGGTCTTGTGACCTAAATGAAGCAGGTATGTTTACCTTTAAAGAGTTAATTGATTCAATATCAACACCGCCTGCTGCTTTTATAGTGTTTGGTGTGATAACTAAACCGTCTAATGCTGGCTTGTTAGGAACAAGTGTTGACTCTAGTTCTTTAATTGCACCAACGTTAACGTTTCCAGCACTTCCTCGGCTCTTACGATAAGTTATCGTAATAGTTGAATTAATGTTTGGAGCCTTTCCGTTTACGTTGTTACCAAATGTAATAACACTGTAGTTATCGGCTGTAACATCAACAGCATAAATACGACTGTTATTAGTCCCTTCAACAAGGCGCTCAACATACGCATAGTTAACTGATGAACCCGCTCCCTCCTCATTTGTTGTAACAGTAATGCTGTTTGTTACGGCACCTGTTTGACGCAGAGTGATTCTTTGAGATATCAATCCTGATGATGTGTAAGTTTCCGTAAAGCGCTCACCTTCGGTAAGTGCAATAGATACGGGTGTAGTTTTTACAAAAGTAGAGTAAGTCACTCCATCTGAAACTATGTTTGCACTTGCTCCGTTTGAGGTACCTACAAATGCAATAGGAAGATCAGTAGTAAAGATAACTGGGGATGCCGTATCTACTAAAGGAGTGGCTTTAAAACGTGTGTATTGTGGTATGTAAATAGGTGCTAGGTCTGTTGCGGTTGTTAAAGTAGCGTCTAAACCAATAGTTGCTTTAGCAGGTTTTCTTCCTGCTGGAAGATAGTCCAACAAGTTAGCAATTGCTAAAATACTTTCACGTTGAGTGGCTGTACCCAGAAAGGATTCACCAGCAGCACGGTCCACATAAAAATGAAGGACGTCTCCCATATACGCCCATAGGTCAACCATAAGTACACCAAAGTCGGAGGTCTCACGGTTAGTCCACTCAGGAAGTTGTGTACTAGCACGTGTAAACAAATCGTTTCTAATTGAATCAAAATCTCTGCTGGTGTAATCAAAAGTGCTCATAAGAGGGACTCCTCAGTAAGTGAAGACGGGTTAACAATATTAAATGAAAAGGATTGCACACCTGGAGTAGATGTTTTATAGACGACAGAGATCTCAATAACGCTTGCAAGATCATCGGCAAAGTAAGGTATAGAAGCAGGGGATACCACAACGTTCAGAATAGACGCAATGTTGATTCTCTTATTTAATTCTAAGATTGCATCTGTTTTAAATTCCCCATACACAAGGGTGTCTACTGGTTCGTATAGCAACTCATTTGCACCAGCACCATACCCTGGTTGCATGACACGTTCAGATTTTGAAGTAGTTAGTACATCAATAATTTGTTGTCTTGCCATGCTGTTTTGGTCCATAACAATCTCCACCCGACCAGATGGTGCTATAGCAAAAGGTGTTCTAAATGTAGTCATAATTTAATTAAACACTCCTAATATTATTGCGTCTATGTATGATGCTAACTCTGTTAACTGAGTCTGCTGGCTGGCTATTAGACCATCTATATAATCAATCTGATCTTGTTGGGCATCAATCTGATCTTGTTGGGCATCAACTTGTATTTGTTGGGCATCAACTTGTATTTGTTGGGCATCAACTTGTGCCTGAATAGGGGCTAAGGAAGTCGGAGCGTCAGGAGACACTTGAACCCAAAATACATTGTTTAAACGGTCATCGTCAGCAGTGACTACAATTTGTGATCCAATTGAGGGGACAGGCCAGATACCATTGTACGCTGTCCGACCCACTTTGGAAATTGGAACAACATCGGAAAGCCCTGTGAGGGCTGGGATACGTACTTTAATCTCTCCAGTAGCAGTGCTGGAGTACGTAACAATTGCACGATATACGGGGTTAGTTAGCATAAACATCTGCAAATTCAGTACTAGAAAGCCAATAGTTTCCAGATAATCTAGGTTCTGGCGGCAGTTTATAGGCAGACCCAGGCTGCTTTATTGGTGTAGCACCGTTGTTTGAGTCCGTAGATATTGTTAATTCTGTTAAATAATTAGAGCGGGTAACTATATGTTTAGCACCACGCACTAGCCAGTACCCGTCAAAATATGAGTCGTAGTTATCAATCTTTACTACTGATCCAGGAACTGGGTCTGGTACTCCAGTAACGACAGCGGTAGCGTTATACGGGTAGTTAGTCTTTGTAGATGCTTCTGCGTACTTGTTTAATTCTTCAATAGAGTTTACGTTTGTAGCAACCTCTTGCGTGTATTTACGCTCTACGGCTTCACCTAATTTTGTAAAATTAGTGTCATCACTATTAGACGTTAAGACGGTTCCTGAAGAGTCAACACTTACAAAGTTATAGTTAGAAACAGGACCGTCTAATGTAACGTCTCCAAAGAGTCCTCTAAATTCCATGATGTTTCCAGGACGGTAAGCCATACTACCCAATGCCCCACGTACGGTAAGTAACTCAACATAAGGCAATTGACGAGATATTGCTTTATAAGGGTCGTACACATGTATGTGCGTGCCAGACGTTGTCATGCAGTACCCGATAGAGGTACATGCCTTCTTTAATAGATCCCAATCAGACATCTTATTTTGTAATAGGCTATTAAAAACATAGTTATCAATAGGGATTGAGTATGAGTAATTATAAGTGCTTGCAATACTTTGCACTAAATTATTAAGTGTCACTTTCTGCCATATCTTATTTTTAGTATTAGACATGTCATAAGACGCACTCATACAAGTAGCAATAGCGGTTTGCACAGGGCTGTTGTTGATTAACCCTTTTCTAGTTTCCATAACTGGTTCAATAAACGAGACGTACCCATAAAAAGAAATAAACCGTGTATTAGAAACTCCAATTGAAATGTAAACAGGAACCCCAACATAATCTGTAATGCCCTTAGTAAGAAACCCTGAAAAGGTTATTGTTGCAATGTCATGCATATTTTCGTTAGTTTCAATGGATACAGATTGAATAGTGGTGTAGTCCACTGACACACCACTAAGCACTACCGATACATCGGGAGAGTTGGGATAACTGCTTTTAAAAATCATGAAGGTATACGGATCAAAGTCCCTGTTTCAATTACATCTGGAAACTTTACTTGCGGATTAACTTCTGCAATTCTCCAGTATTGGCGAGGGTCTCGGTATAGACGTGTTGCAATACTTTCAAAAGATTCTCCCGCTCTAGTGACGTAGTTAGAGTACGATACGGTTTTAGATTTTTGAGTAACTGCTATAACTTGTTGTGACTTTTCGTCAATTTTGGTGGTATAGCGTGATGCGGTGTTGATAGCCATTTTATTGCCCGTCCAGTTTCAGTTCGCCATTTTTGATGTGCATTGAAAATACGTCACCTGTTACAAGTCCAGACAGTGGGATTGTCTTTTTAAACTGTGCGTACTGGGTTGAAGAAACAGTTGCACCACCGTTACCTACAACATCAAATGTCATAATGCCTTGTACGATGTACTTAGCAAGCACTGAAGTATCCCACTGACCATCTGCTGTTTTTAAGTATTTTGTTATTGAAAATGATGTTGGGTTTGCATTAAACAACGCTATTGGAGAGTCAAAACTAACTTTTGATGTAGAAGAAGTACTCCAAACAAGACTATCTGCAATATCTATTTTTGGGTTAAGTGCCTTAGTAATAGAGTTGTATGCAGGAAAATCACCACCAACTGCAGTAGTCCCTTGTCTACCTGCATACCAAATACCTATTTGAAGAGTTGCTGTCACACTTTCAATAACATCTTTGTTATTTTCATAAACGTCAGTTCCCTCAATAGATACTTCCCATGTTGTAGAACTACCACTACTTAATATGTCAGTTAGTTTTAATTCTCGTCTATTTCTAGGATTATCAAAAGGGTTATTAGGGATAATCTGCGACCCAATTGATGACTTTGCTTCAACAACTTTTCTAATTATCTTTGACGAAATCTCACTCAGTTGCTTGTTTTCAGGGTTGCTAGGCGAACTTGGGTTATTTTCGTCGTCTTCTTCCCCAATGGAATCACCTATAGCGGCGGTTAGAAAAGTGTCCTTAGTAGCAAACCCAATGTACATAGCCTGCATAGTTAATGACACAGTGCATTGTGTAGGTACCATTGCTAAATTGAATTTATTAAATGTTACTTGTGAATTACTAATAAACCCTTCAACCATGAATAAAGAAGAAAACACAATTCGTATTGGTTGAGAAACCAAGAACGCAGAGTTTCCAATGTTTCCAGAAAGGAATGAATCAACTTTGTCTGTTTGGATAGTTTGATCTGTTTTGTCTTCTGTATCTTTTGTATTGTCATCTGTGTTATCAGTTTCAGAATCAGTTATCTTTTTGTTGTAGCCGCCCGCAAGTCCTGCTACCTTGCTGCTTAGTTTACTAAACAGTGCCTGGTTCATACCTTGACCAATGATTTGGTCAAGTACCATTAGGTCTGCTAGTACTCCAATATCCGCAACACCCTTTGGGTCATACCCAGTGACTGCGCTAGCCCTCCCATAATTATCTGGGTCTCCACCACCTCTAGGTATTTTTATAGTAGTGGTTTCTCCTGGGAAGGTTGCCGCACCTGCTACTTTTTTAACTGATACGGAGTCTCCTGTTTTAACACCATATGAACCGCTTGCTACTTCTGCTTCTCTGTTTAAGATAAATTCAAAAGCAAAATTAGCATCGCCAGGAATAGGGTTAACAAATTGAGACGGGTCTTGGTTCATCCAAAACTGGACATCGTTTCGTGAGGATACTGAACGTACTAAAACGTCTGGATTAAACTGAAAGTGAAAACGGCGAGCAAATAGTGTTTTGGTGTCACTGTCATCCCCATACCCTTGCGTAAGCATTCGCATGTACCCACGCTGTAACTTAGTGCTTTTCCCTGATGCGCCGTCTCTATATGTTGCTGGAGGCCAGATAAATGCTGGGTTATCAGCCCCACCAATACTTGTTGGGCTACCGTAGTCAGGTTCGTATTGACCAAATTTGTAGAACTGGTCTGTTCTATAGTTGTTAGCCATTACTACATCCCCCTAAGAGTTGCTGTCTTTAATTTGCGTGAAATAATGTCAGCAACTTCTTGTGCCGCCCTATTTGCATCTGCAACATTACTTCCAGACGATTGTATATAAATATTTGGAGCGATTACAACTGACCCGCCACCACCTTGAACTACCACATTAGATGAGCGACGAGATGGTGCATCAACAGGGTCACCAGTCTTGGTATTGGGCCAACTAATTAAGTTGTTGCGTACGCTTTCCCATCCACCAATACCACCTGGCTCAACAAATTTCTTTGTTTTAGGATTAGTCCAACCAGTAAAAGCGGCTCGGTTAGCAACTTCAATTTGTTGATCTTTAGTAGCAATCTGTTCAAAGTTCTTTTGTGGTGCAAACTCTGTACCGCCCCAGTTGGTCCAGTTCTCACGGAGCATGGCAAGACCACCTGCAAACCTATTTGCTTTATTACGGAATCGCCAGTTCCCACCCTTAACCCCAGACTCATT